AAGCGGAGAGCATAAAAAACGCGAGGGAAATCATAGCGCAAGCATATGCAGAAGAGGCTTGCTGTACCTGTAAAAGCTATATTCCAGTAGACCCATATCTGCCCGGATTTGTTTCAGCGTTTCCGGAGTGTAGGCACGGCGGACTTGCAATGAAACATTGCGATAAATACGAAAAGAGGGACGATTATGGGCTTTGACATTATGAGCTTGCAGAAGGGCCGGGGGCCGGTTCAGGCGCGGAGCAAGGCCGACGAGGGCCGCGCCGTGCTGAAATACATAGACGTGGAGGACCTGGTGCCGTCGGAGGATAATTTCTACTCCATGTCGAACATCGAAGAGCTGGCCGGGCTTATCGAGCTGTCCGGCGGCGTGAAGCAGCCGGGGCTTGTGGTGCCGCTGGGCGGCGGGAAGTACAAACTTCTTTCCGGGCACCGTCGGCGGCTGGCCTCTCTCCAGCTTGTGAAGCAGGGCAAGGAAGCCTACCGGAAGATGCCGTGCATGGTGGAGGATGCCGGGCGGGAGCAGGGGCCGGAGGCGGACGAACTGCGGGCCATTGACGAGGCGATTTTGCTTATCACTACCAACGGCCAGCGGGAGAAAACCGGGAAGGACAAGGTGGAAGAGGCCACGCGCCTGCGGGAGCTTTTGGAGCGGAAGCGGAAGTTTGAGAACATCCCCGGAGAGGCACGGAAAATCATTGCCGAGTGGATGGGGACCACGCCCGCCCAGGTGGGCCGCTATGACAGTATCGCAAAGCACCTGATTCCCGCGTTCAAGACGTGGCTGGAGGAAGAGAAAATCAATATCTCCGTGGCCTATGAGCTGTCCACCATGTCCGAGCGGGAGCAGTTGACGGCGCTGGACCGGGCAAGAGCCATAGGGCGCGGCCCGTCTATCGACGAAGTGAAGCGCCTGCGGGAAGAACTGCGGACGCCGGAGCCGCCCAAAGCGGAGCGGACCGAGCCGAAACCGGCGGAGGACGGCCAGGAGTATAAACCGGGCGCGTATGTGAGGACCGAGCCAACGAAAATGACCACCGTGCCGCCGGACGGGAAAATCGTGGACTTCCCTGCGCCCGTCTCTCCCCCGCCCGTGGAAGATGCGCCGCCGGAGGAAACCGGGCGGGAGCAGGAAAAGGACATCGAATGGGCCGCTTTGATGCTGAAAACCCTGCGGAATTATTGTGAGACTATGGCGGCTGTTAAGGGAGGCCAGACGGTGCCATGGGCGGAGTATGCCGAGGCGGTGGGTATAGCAATCGCCGCCCTGCGCAAGTGAGGGCGGGCGAATGGAGCCTATCGAGAGTTGGAGAATGGAACTTTTGACGGAGACATTCGGAGAAGTAGCACAGGGCATTGTAGACGCTGCCTATAAACTTGCGGAAAAGGCTGGATGTTCGGCGGATGAAGCTGCGGCGGCAATAATGAACGCCCTTAATGGGCCGGTCAATCCGAAGAGAGTGCGGCGCGGCTGGGACCTCACAATGGCGTGGGACCGGAAAGAGGCGCGGGAAAAGCGGCAGGCCGTAGAGCGGGAAACCGCTTCCCGGTTCCATCAACGTAAGGCCAAAGAAAGCGCTTGGGCCGTGCGGAAAAGGACCAGGCCACGTCAACGGGAGTGGCGCGGGCCGTGGAGAGGGGAAAGGACTAATTGACACGGAGGATGGAGCTATGCAGCGAAAAGACGTGAAAACGATAATCGCATATTTTTACGGGATTCCGGCGATGTGGCGGATGCTGGCGGACGAGCAGGCGGAGCTGGAGGACGAATACAACGGACTGCGGGGCACGTCCTATGACGGGATGCCGCATAGCTCCACGCCAGGGAAGCCTGTTGAAAAACTGGCCGAGCGGGCGGTCGCCGGGAATGTGTGGGGAAAGCTGGAGGCGGTCGCCGTCCGCCTGCACGTTCTGGAGACAGACCGGGAGAAAATTCAGGACTGCATGAACGCCATAAACAGCGAGTACACGCGGATAATTTTTTACCGCTACCGGGATAAGTACAGTTGGGTGAAAATTGCCGTCATGCTGGGCGTTACGGAGAGGACGGCGAAGCGCCGGGGAGAAAAGGCGCTGGACCGGCTGGGGGAAGCCCTGGAGGAAGTGTCTATGCCGGACGAGATTTTGGGCCGCGCCTCACGCGCGCGCGTATAGAAGTATAACCGGGTCAAAATGACCGTTTTCCCGGCGTCAGGAAAATGGTCCGCAGACGGTCCGCAGGCCCGGCTTTGGGCCGTCCCGGCGCGGGGCGTCCGGGCCGGTCCTGGGCCTTAAAGGAAAGAGGTTTGAAAAAATTTTCCACGCGAAAATGCGGCCATTTCCACGCGCAGGAAAAGCCGCTGGAAAAACAATTTGCGAATAGGCAGAAAGAAGCCCGCCAGGGGCCGAAGAAACGGCCTTGGCGGGCTTTTTGCGCGTGGGGGTATATCAGGGTTCGCCGTCCTCCTCAAAGGGGTCTTGCAGGGCCTTTTGGCGCTCTTCTTCCGTCTCGCAGTCGGACAGGTCGATGATGGGGAACGGCAGGCGGGGCGGCGGCGGTATCAGCTTGTAATACTCGCCGTTGATGTAGTTTTCGTCCGTCACCCAATGCCACGGGCCGTAGTCCCCTCCGTGGTCCTCGATAGCGGCCTCCATAGCCGCACGCGCCTGTTCGCGGGTCAGGCCGTCAAAGGCCAGTCGGGAGCCGTCAATGAAGGTGGCGCAGCAGCGGTAGGGGGCAAACACTTTTGTTTCGTCCATTATTCTGCGCCTCCCTTCTGTGCCTCGCGCTCCAGGTGTTCCATGTAGAAGTCAATAGCTTTCAGGCAGAAGCCTTGCAGACTTTCCCCGGATGCGGCAGCGGCGGCGCGGATTTGCTGGCCGCGTTCTTTTGTGGGCCGAAGGTTGAAGTTGTCGCACTTTTCATTGTACCGGGCGTTGGATATTCTCTTTTTCGGACTAAGTGCCATTGCACGCGCTCCTTTCGTGTGGATTTGCTGACATGATAACACAACAGAGGGCGGAATACAAGAGTGCTTTTCGTTGGTCAGAACAGGAAACATATTTGCCCTCCTTCCCCTACGGGATATTCCGGTTCGGCGGGAGCGGGAGCCGGGGCGTCCTGGAGTTTACACGGGTGGTAGCCGTGGGCGGACAGCTTGCCTAAATAGTTCACGTCGTGGCCGTTGATAACGCCGTCCAGCACTTGGGCCGTCTCGTCAGCGGTGAAGAGGGTCCAGGATTCAATGCTGGTGCCGGTGGGGTGGCCGGGCGGCGTGGTGATAAGGGCAAAATACGGTTCGCCGTCCTTGCGGAAGGGTACGCGCCGGGTGGTGAAGCCAACGCGGGCGCACTCGTTTTCATACTCCTTGATGGAGCGGAAGCCGTGATACTCCATGTTGTGGTCCTCCCTTTTGGTTTTGGGTCCTGGGGTTTACCCATGAGCGCCCGCCCGGATGCCGGGCGGCTGGACTTGCACCAGCGACGGCGGATGCCGTCGGCCTTGCGGGTCTTGTTATGCCAGGGGGAAGAGGGCTTGACCGTCGGCGGAGGTGGGAAGGTCCGGCGGCGGGGCCTCTTCCGGGGTTGCCAGGGGCGCGGCCTGCCGGGCGGCGTCGCCCTCGTCGGCGTCGGTGGCCCGTTTTGTGTCGGTGATGCCTAAAATGCGCTTGGCGTCATAGACGGCGTTCCGGGTAAGCTGGCGCTGCCATGCCTCGTTTTTCCGGGACCACTTGAAGCCGTGGGATTTCAGGGCGGAGCGGGTTTCCTCGTCGGGGATTTCGTCGAAGAGGATTTGCAGGCGGTTTGCCTCCATGTTCAGGAAGATTTTTCCGCCGTCAAATTCCAGGGTGTTTGCGGCGTCGTCCTTGTGCTGCTCTATGCCGTCCAGCTTGGCAAGGTTCTCCTGTGTCCGCTTGATTTTGCCGCGCAGGCTGGCAAGCTCGAAGTCGGGGAAGGGGGTTTGTGCAAAGGCCGGGGCGCTCTTGATTGCCTCGTCCATTTCGGCGGCGGTTTTGTCGGAGAAGTCCCGGAATCCCTTCATGGTTTTGTGTTTGCGGTAGTGGGCGTTCATGGCCTTGCCAAGCTCCAGTTTGTTTTGGAGGGACTGCAAGCGGTCCTCCAGCATTTCGCGGGCGTGGGGGTCGGCGGGGTCGATGGGGCCGGTGCCGATGCTTTTGATTTTGGACAGGATGCCTTTGATTTCGTCGTACTCCCTCCACAAACTGTCCTCGCGGGCGTTCTGTTTTTGCTTCTTGCGGACGGGGAAGTTGGCCGCACCGCAGACCAGGACAGAGGGACAGCTTGCGCCGTTGCGGTTGTGGTCGTTGGTCCACTGGGCAAGGCGGCGGGCGTAGCGGTCCAGAAGGGCGTCCAGCTTTTCGTGATAGAAGGGGCTGACTTTCTGTTTCTGGCGCTCCACCAGGGCGGCGGCCTCGTCCACGGCGGCGCGGTATCCCGCCGTCGCGCTGCCCTCTTTGTAGTCCGACATGGACATCATCTGATGGGAAAGACGGGCCGTGTTTTCGTTTATCGGATAGTACATAGCATTTCCTCCCGTGTTTTGGTTTTGGGTCTTGCGGCCCATGAGCGCCCGCCCGGATGCCGGGCGGCTGGACTTGCACCAGCGGCGGCGGGATGCCGTCGGCCTTGCGGGTCAGTCGAAGCACATTTCTTTCTTGATGCGGTATTGTTCCTTGATTTTGTCATAGGCGCGGAGCGTGACCGTGTAGGTGCCGCGTTCCTCGTCGTAGGTGATGCCGCGCCCATGGAGCCGGGGCAGGCCGTCGCGGAGTGGGCGCAGAAAATAATGCTTGCCATAATAGGCCAGGTCGGCGGAGAAGTCGCAGCCGGTGGGCGCGTGCTGTGTCTCGTAGTAATAGGCATACTCGCCGGGCTTGTCCGCCTGGACGGCGGGAGCCTTGGCCGTTTCCAGCGCGTCATAGTCGGGGGCGTGGCCGTGAAGCTCGCCGGTTTCGGGGATGAAGCTGGCCGCGCACATATCCGGGACAAAAATTTTTGTGCGCTCGTCAACCTTCTGCTCATATCCGCCGGGGACCTTGGAGAAAGTGCCGGGGACGATTCTTTCAACTGCTGCCATTCTGTGTACCTCCGTTTTGTGGTTTTGGGTTTTTCGGCCCATGAGCGCCCGCCCGGTGTGGGCGGCTGGGCTTGCACCAGCGGCGGCGGATGCCGTCGGCCTTGCGGGCGGTTGATTAGTGGCGACGCTCAATGAATGTAAGTTTTTGGATTTTGCCCTTGTCCATCAGCGGGTAGAGCTGTTTCATAGCTCTTTCAATACCGGTTGCAGGGCCGTCGAAGTCCTCATAGAAGTAATAAACCGTGGAGCCGTTGGCGGCTATGCACTCCACGCCGATGCCGCTAATGTCCGTGCGGTCAAGTTTGGCGTTTAGCTGTTCTCTGGTCATGGGTGATACCTCCGTTTTGTGGTTTTGGGTTTTGTGGCCCATGAGCGCCCGCCCGGATGCCGGGCGGCTGGGCTTGCACCAGCGGCGGCGGATGCCGTCGGCCTTGCGGGTCATGCGTTTTTCTCGATGATTCGTAATTCACCGCAGGAAGTGAAGCTGTAGATTTCATCGAAACGGATAAAGAGATTCAAGCCGGTTTCCATGCGGAACAGCCAGCCGGGGCGGCGGGCCTCCCTGACTTGCTCGTAGCTCTTGCACTCGCCCATGGGGGTGTTGTTGATATAAAGCTGCATTTTGCGTACCTCCGTTTTGCGGTTTTGGGTTTTGTGGCCCATGAGCGCCCGCCCGGATGCCGGGCGGCTGGGCTTGCA